ATTTGGTGTAATAGAAATGTTAGCATTAGCACCATCAGCGATTGTGATTGTACCTGAATCTGTGTTAAAGTTAGTGCTTAACACCAAATCCTGTGTGCCCACAGTGGTAACATTTTGTGCGTTTGAATTGGTACCATCACCTAATCCAACAAAATCAGCAGCCACTGTGAGGAATCTTGTGCTATTGGTAAAGTTATTGCCGCTGCCTTCAAAGGCAATTGAGTGCCCACCGTCTGTGGCATATTCACCACCTACACGAGCAAAGAATGCCTGTGTAGCAGTTGAATCGCGCATACTGAATGCCAAAGCAGCCATGTGTCCGTCCATGTTGCTTAATGTATCAGCAGTATAGTTACGCTGTACGCTTAATGCGTTAGAACTTGTGCCAGAACTGGCTGTTCTACGAGCCACAGTCATTGATGTACCGTCTTTGTTAAGAACAATAACACCTGAACCATTTGGAGCAATTACAATGTTGCCGTTGCTGGCAGAAGTAATGTCTTTGCCATTAACATCTAAATTACCACCAAGTTGTGGAGTAGTATCATCAACAACATCCATCAAACCTTGAGTGATTGTAGAAGCAATTACACCATCAGTGATAGTGATACCTGTACCTGCTGAGAAAGCAGCACGATAGTCACTGGTACCTGGACCAGTGTAGGTGATAACACCAGTAGTGTTATTGTAACTTAATGAACCATCACCACCTGAGTCAGTAACTGAAATGGCACTACGAGCATTTGAATCAGCATACTGTGTGATTGTTGTAGCAACTACGCCATTGGTAATTGTAATGCCTGTGCCAGCACTAAAGGCAGCACGGTAATCTGTAGCACCTGGACCTGTGTAGGTAAACACACCAGTGCTGGAGTTGTAACTGAATGAACCATCGCCACCAGCATCTGTAGCACTTACAGCGGCTCTTGCCGCAGAGTCAGTGTACTGTGTGATTGTAGAAGCAACAACACCATCAGTGATTGAAATGCCTGTGCCTGCTGAAAAATGTGCGCGAACTTCACTGGCACTTGGACCTGTATAGGTTAGTACACCAGTTGAGTTGTTGTAACTTAATGATCCATCACCACCACTATCTGTTACAGAGATTGCGGCACGAGCACGAGCATCTGTGTAGTAAAGATTGGTTGAACCTTCTGTGACAGCATCTGTGCTGCCAGGACTTGCGGAGATTTCAACATAGGTTGAACCACTCCAACGATATGTTTTGTTAGTATCTTGAGCCACATAGATGATGCCTGATGCGCCTGTGGCTGGGAAACCAGCAAGGTTAGCATATTCTAATACGTCATCAACATAACTTGGTAACTGTGTTGAAGGAACTTTGCCAGCGCCATCTAATGAGGCATAACCGTTGGCTTGTCCTTTGTTAGCAGTTGATTCTGCGTTGGTAACATCGCCTACGGCAAGAGTAACCGCACCAGTCTTACCAGCCACGGAGGTAACTGTGTTAACCTGTGCTCCTGCTTCAATACCATTGAGTTTGTCAATGTATTTCTTACCAGCGATTGCGCGAACTGTTCCGCCAATCTCACCATAGTATAGTGTACCACCATTGGTTGCGCCCTCTACATAGGCTAACTGTCCTGATTCTAACAGGGCTGGTGCTGTATCTCCTGAACTTCTCTTAATTCTAATAGCCATGTGGGCCTCCTTTTAAAAAAATCCGTCATCATTGATTGGATCCCATCCACCGTTGCGGGCTGTGTAGAACGCACCAGTTACGGGTCTATACCAATGTTGACCTGTTGATTGAACATTGGGCTGACTGTCATTGACGATTGTTGGATCTTGCTTGTCAGCCCATCCAAGGGAGCCAGACCCGTCTGTTTTTAATACTTGCCCAGCAGAGCCATCTGTGTTGGGATAGGCAATATTACCTAATTTAACCTTGCCAGTACCATTGGGTTCTATTTTTATGTCGCCATTGGTAACATTGGTTTTAATTTTGTAACCGTTGGTGTTTAATTCACCACCCAGTGTTGGTGCTGGATCGTCTTGTACAGCATCCATGTAGACGCCAAAGCCCAATGAAGCACCATTGACCCATTGTAGTGTACCTGTGCCATTGGTTTGTAGAACATATCCGCTGACACCATCTGCGTTGGGCCAAGCAAGTCCGTCAAGTATGATTTTGCCTGTGCCATTAGGAGTAATAGCAATATTGGCATTGGCACCTTTGTTGATTACAATGCTGCCTGAGTTGGTACCACTGTTGGTGTTTAATGTAAGATTACCATCACCGTAACTGGTAACAGTACCACCATTGCCAAATGTACCAACTTTGGTTGTTTGTGCTTCTAATCTCACAGAACCTGTGCCATCTGGATTGACAGCAATGTCAGCATTGGCTCCTGGATAGATGTAGTAGGCACCTTGATTAGCACCGCCACCTGAAGGACTTACACGAATACCAGCACCTGTGGAACTGGTTATTTCACCATAGAATCCGCCAGTGTCACCAATAACAACCTGTTGTCCTAAAACTTGTAAATTACCAGTGCCGTTAGGTTCAATGACAACATTGCCATTGACTGTGCTGGTTGTTATTTTACGATTCTGTACATCAAGATCGCCACCAAGTTGTGGTGTTGTATCTTGAACAACGTCTGTGATTATTGTGGCCCAAGTAGTATTGTAGTTGGTGCCATCAACTTTGACTAAAGCCTGTCCTGCTGTGCCGCCTGCGGCTACACCTGGACCAGTGGCACCAGTAGCGCCTGTGGCACCTGTAGCGCCAGTGGCACCTGTGGCACCTTGTGGTCCTGCGGGTCCTGCGGGTCCTGTATCACCCGTAGCACCTTTGGCTTGTCCAGCATTGATAGTGGTGCCGTCGCTTTTTGTCAGTATAAGATTACCACTACCGTCAATCACAGCATTGGTAACATCAACGCCATCTAACTGAATAGCATCATAACTGATAGTGATTGGATAGTTTGTGGTGCTTACTGTGACCTCATTGGCGGCTGGAGGCGTTACGGTTATACCGTTGAGCACTTCTTCTATTGTTATGGTGTAGGACATATTAGGCTCCTACTGTCAATGCGGTATATCCCACGGCTAAAGTTGGATCGCCTATAGTAACATCTGGTTCCCAGCAGTTAACCAAAGCCCAACGATGGCTGTTGATCTGTACTGGTGTAGATGTGTCTGTCCAAGTTAAGGAAAATACTGTTATAGGTACATTTTTACGAGCATCTGGAATAATTGGTCCAGTGTACATGCCTGCGGGGAAATGAACTTTAACCGTACCATTGGCAGCAACCACAATGCTGGGTGCTGTGGCACCTCCTACTTCAACTTTGGCAAATGAACCTACCACAGTTGAGTTGGCAAAGTTGGGTTTGTTGGTATTACGGTTAAAGGCAATTTCGTCTATGACCAGCGTTTGATAGTCTGCTGCGAAAGTCCAACCTGTTAGGTTTATTGGATCTCCAGCATCATCTTTAAATGTGTAGACGAGTGTTTTTTGATTTGAAGGGAATATGTTCTCTACTTGAACACTATCTGGCCCTCCAATGTATTGTTGGAAGTTAAGTACGCCTGGCATGTCTGCTCCTAAAGGATAAAATCATTGTGCTATGGCCCAATGAAGTTGCTTAATGTTATTTAATGGTTTTGACCTAAATTAGGTTCATAATCACCATTTTCCTTCAGGACAAGAAGAACTTTGTATTCTTGTCTTGAAAGCCATAAAACAACCACAAAGAACACATCTCTGAAAAGTGGGTAAGAAGTTCTTACATTGCTTACAAATAGCAATTCTCTGTTCAGGTGTTGTGTTCATTAGGCTAAACTTACGGATAGGTTACCAGATGTTACTTGGAAGGTATCGCCTGTTTCAATAGTTTTTGGTGTAGTTACCGCACCCCAAAATAGAACGTTACCTGTGGTTGCCGCATCCATGATAGCAATGTGTGTAACAGTACCCCAATTGGCTGTGGCAATATCAAAAGTAACAGTCTGAGTGTTTGTGGTAACACCGCCAGATGCCGCACCAAATGCGCCACTGGTACCGTTGACGTTGATATTTTTACGAGCATAACTACCACCTGAAATTTCATCAGTTAGTGTTCCTGCTTCTAAATTAGTTGCCGCATTGCCTGATGTGTTTTTAAACAATGCTAACCAAAGTCCTGTTGGTTGTGTGTACGAACTATTTCTTAACACATGATCCAGAACTTTATTTTCTAAATAATTACTTGCTGCTGACATTATAGTCTCCTTAAATTATGCTTGAAATCTATTTATAGCGGGCATTTTTACCTGTTAGAAATAGCCGTATACAGTAGTCGTAGCGGATCCTGTAATCAATCCTTTTGGTGCTACTGTGTTAAAGGCGGTGATAATTTGTATTGGTGATCCGCCTAAAGAACTTGATGATGCCACAGTGGTTGTAGTTGCCACAGTGATAGTACTGGGGTTGCCTTTGGTAACAGTCAATGTTAATGGAACTGTAACAGTGGCTTCTCCTGCCAGTGGTTTTGGTAACATGGCATATTGCCTTACACTCACTGATTTCATTTGATTATCAGTGCCATCAAAAACTCCACACCACACCATTGGTACACTGACATATTCGCAGGTAGTGTCTGCTGGTGGAGGTGGTGGAGGTGTATCATTGTCAAGGACAGTAAAGTTTAACGAGTTGTTTAACTGATTACATGGATCGCTGGCAGATGGATCAAACGTTAAACTGATAGAAGCATTGCCTTGGTAGATAGCATCATCTACAGTGGTAATAGTCAATGTTGCCTGATTGCTGTTTACTGTGACATTACCAGTTAATGGTGTTGTAATTCTTCCACCAGCATTGCTGCTTAACTGATAAGGTATTGAAGTACCATCGCTAATGCCTGTAGTAGTCAAGGTGGCAGTTAAACTTCCACCTTCTGTGACGCTGGTAGCACTGATAGTACAGTTATAGGTATAGGTTAGTTTGTCTAATAATGTCACAGACTTGCTGGCATTACCAATGGTAAACACCAATGTTTCACTTTCACTGGAAGCATCTTGTATAATTGGAATCTGTATTAAACCAACTTTGGTTTTACCAGTAAGTGGAAATGGAGTAATGTCTGCGGCTTGTACACCTGTAATGGTGTAGGAAAATTCATAGGCAGATGTATCCAATAGACAATCACAGTCTGTGCTTACAACTAAAGTTAATGTATTACCTTCACAGATTGACGAAGGTCCAGCAATGCTAACATCTGGTTCTTTTATTTTGCTTAATACAGCATCACGTTTAGCGTCTGTTGCTGTAATGCTTTGTGTGATTTTTCCTGTAAGAGGATTTCTTGACAGAGCATAGTTTAGCAGTCCTGTGGCAGCAGTAGTTAACAACAGTCTTTCTAAATCAACACCCGCTGCTTGATCGTCTATGTTCTGTAGTGTATCGTTGGTAATTTTAGGAAGAATACCTGTTTTCTTTGTTCTTTCACTACGAATCAATCCAGACGAGTTATAGACATTGGCATCATATTCTAATGCTGTAATCTGTAGTTCTATGTTGCCGTCATCACTGTCAATTTCACTTAATTTTATAACTCTAAAAACTTTTGAACTAAAACCATAGGCTGAGGCTGTGACATCAATGAGATCACCCGCTCTAACACCCAACGCACTATAATCAGTTCTAAAATCTATAACTTTGTCAACTCTACTTTGTTTTAGTTCAACAGCAGCAATATATTGTGCCTGAACTGGATCATTAACAATGTTAAGTTGTATGTTCAGCGTGTTGTCTTCTTCATTTTCGAATCTATCTGCTTCAGGAATTGCCAAATCAATATAGTCAATCTGATCTCTTAAATCTTTGTGTGGAAACTCCACAGTGACTTTGTTGTAACTTTCATTGATGCCTGAACCGCTGACATTTATACCGCCTATGATATTAGAATCATTAAAACTTTTAACACTGGCTCCTGCTCTATTAATGATAACACTCCAAAGTCCTGTGCTAACATCGTAGGTAACCCAACAGCCTGATGCTGTGGCTAAAGTGTTTAGGTTGTTTAATACCGTTTGACTGGTATCAACAACCCCATTAATTTCAAAAGCATTTATTGATGGCATGCTGTTTCCTTAAATCTTATAAATCCAGGTTGTACCATAGTCTGAATCAAAGGTGCTATTTGTTCCTAATAGTACATCACTGTTGCTAAATGCTATATAAGCCCAGTCAGAATTGCTTCCTGAAGGTTTATCTAAATGAGACCAAACAACATTTCCAGTTCCTATAGTATAGACAGTATTGTATCTCATCAAATAGATATCGGTCATGTATATGTCATTCTGTCCTGGGATGCTACCAGGATAGTCATTAGGAGGAATAGTGTCAATGGTTCTTACATATGTTCCAGTGCTAATATCATACAAATTCACAGTATTGTATGTTAAATCATCAATGATTCCAATTAGAGTTGAATTAACATTGATTTTTCCTGGGTTAGGATTTACAGAAAGTTTGTACAAATAAGCACCTGTAGAAGCATTGTAAACATAAGTTCCAACATTACCAACTACAACTAATTTGCCACCGCCAACAAATACAGCACTACCAAATCTTGTAGTTCCAACTGTTGCGTATTCAGGAGGTCTTAATGTATATGCGAAACTACCATTTACGGCAAACACATGAACAGAACCAGCATCAGTATAACCATTATAATCTTCTAACTGATTACCAACAAACACCTGACTACCATCAAATGCCATTACTGTACCAAATGAAGTAGTTCCTACATTTGAAGGATTGCTACAGGTTCCTACCAATGCTCCTGTAGATGCGTTGAATACATAGACCTTACCTACATTTAAAATAGTAGGAGACACATCTTCTGCTGGAGCACCAACAACCAAATAGGTATCATTGGCTCTTATACATCTACCAAATATATCTAAACTTGCTCCATATGGATTAGGATTGTTTATAGTTCTTGTCAATGCTCTTGTAGATTTATTGTAAACATAGACAGCATTGTCTGTTTCATTGGCAATAAAATAACTGGTATTATTCATAGCCAATGGGTCTGACCCATTGGCTTGTCTTGTTATGCTTAACAGTCTTGGAGCAAGTGTCAATGTAGCACTTGAACTTAAAGGAACAGCACTGGTTCGTAGTCGTGGCGTTCCAGGATGTGTCAAAGCAGCAGCCGCTGCGAACGCTGCCTGAGTATCTGTTTTCTTAACTGGGTTAGAAGTGAAAGAAGCCACAGAATTTAAACTTGGGCTTGGACCAAACACCGCATTGGAAATTGTTTCTACATTGGCATAGACATTAAATCTAATAGCAATATCACCTTGTGCTGTTACTATAGCATAAGACTGTAGGCTTGCCTGTAGAGACTTGATATGTGTACCATTAACATTAATGGTAGACTGTGCTTGTATATCAGCACTATTGGTTGTAATACCTGTAAGAGTAGCACTGAGAGAACTTACGGCACTAACATTGGCAATGACACCTACCAATACAACTACATACCATTCTTTGGTTTTACTTGGATCATAATGAATAGATGGATAGTAGATAAAGTCATTGTCCCAGGTAGGTCCAATAACAATAGATGGATTCTTTACCAAATCCCATTGTGCTTTTGAACTTATACCACTCATTCTATACACACCAACAGAAGGATTACTCACAGCACATCCTGGAGGAGTCACGGGCCAAGATACTGAAGCACCTGGTACAAAACTAACATCTATCTCATAGTAGACATTCATTAGTTCAGGTTTGATAATTTCTGTGATTTCAATACCTGCGGGCACAAGGTGTGCCTGTCCTACCGCTGTGGTAGTAAATTGATCGATAGGAATTATTCTATCAAAGATAACAGCGGCATTTCTATCGTCGGTATAGGATAGAGGAGTTTGACTGTAGCCATTTAATTCGCTTAAACTATTCATGATACAAAAATCTCCTCTGGCGGAATACCTGCGCCATAGCGTGTGTTAGTCATGTAATCATAGATTACATCACCTGGCTGTTTCATTGTGTTTCTTAAATGAAATGTAAACTCACCTAAATCTGTTATGTCATTGGTTTTATTATATTCAACACTGACGATGGCAAATACTAAATCATTCATTAGGTGATTGCTGGTCCATTCAGGGAACAGTACATTGGCTGTAGAAGTATTTCCGTTAGTATAACCAGTAAATTTAACTGGATAGTTGCTGCCGCCACTGAAAGGATAAACTTTAATCAATCCGTCGGGTTTGGTAGTAGCGTTGCCATCTTCGTCACTGAAGTTTGCCACTGTGTATCCATCTAATTGAAATCCTACCTGTAGTTGATTTCTGTAAACGCCTTCAAAACTAATAACACTTTGAGTGGATGTGCTAAAAATTGTACCAGTCTTTTCACTTAATACCAAACAATACCACATGGTTTTGTTGTCTTCACTTAATCTGGCATCTACAATTTTACCACCAATGTAAGCATCTCCATAGACTATGGGAATGGTAGTGTCGGTGCTGGGATTGATTTGTAATCTATTGCCTTTGTCAACTTCTTGATTGTTGCCCTTGTTGACACTTTTGGTAACTTGATTAAGAACAAATCCCGTGAGTGCTGTTCTTGCCAAGGTGCTGCCTAAACTATTGCCACCTAAAAACTTAAGAGCACTTGATCCAAAATCTACAATATCATCTATAAAACTCATTTAGGTACTCCAAAGTCAAATGTGGCATTTTCTAATGTAGGCACTCTGTCCATAGACAAGTCAGTTGAATAAAATCTTTTTTGACTTGCTGGATTGGTTTTTCTACCTGATATCTTATTTTCTAATAAGTCAACTGAACTGTTACAGATCAGTGTAATGGTGTTGCTGGCTGTTCTTGAATCTATGTCAAACTCTTCTTGTAGGCTGTAGTTGTTGACAAAGCCTCTATATCTAACCGCTGGATTGCCTGCTATAGATAAAATTGCCTGTGTAATAGGATCAAAGATTGCTCTATAGATAGTGACACTACAGCCTTTTATTCTGCTATTGACAATTTCATAGATGCTGTTGTTAGGAATGCCTGCCAATGTGATAGAAAGTTCACCTGAACTTGTTCTTAACTCACTGGCTGTTTCTGTAATGCTCATTAATGACCCTACACCTGAATAAACTTCACCGTTGAGTGTGTAGGGATTTTTGAGGTCGCTGAATCTCAGTGTCACGGCTACAGGTGTGTCACCTGGACTAACCTTGTATTGTTCTATGACAATCTTGACAAACAGATTGCTTTGTATTGAAGTGTATGCGCTTAAATCCATTAGACAACCTCTACAAAAACAAAAGGTCCACTCCAACTTACTTGATTACGGGCAAATATAGTCCACTCTGGAAATTCCAAACATTTTACTGTGTAGGTTTCATCCAATGCTGGGGCTACATTGCCATAGTACCAAGGAAATTTAGCGTAGGGTATTGTGATGGTAGTTGAATTGATTCTATCTAATGATTCTGCCAACTCAATGTCGCTTTTAATCATGGTCCAAGGAATACCATCAGGAAGTTTTACTTGAAACTTTTTAGGCGGAACACCTCTGCTCACTGATCTCATAGTTCCGTCTCGGGCTTGAGTAATTGCTACAGTTTTCTTTCTGTCAATGCTTAATGTTTCAGCATTGTTTATAATCCATTGAAAACTCATTGTTATCTCCTTGATGGTGTCATTTTAGCACCCTGTTGTGCCACAGCGTGAATAAATCCAGGATCTCTGGCTATCATTGACTTAAACGAAGCGGCATCAACAGCATTGATATTGTAAGTAACCATCTGTGTTCCAGCCATAGGTGTCACAGTTGCTGGACCTGAAACTAATTCAGGACCTCTTTCGCCTACAACACCAAACTGTCCTGCTGGAATCATACCACCATTGGCAAAGAATCCAGCAAAGAGATCTCCTAAATTAAATCCGCCTCCCCCGCCTCCACTACCAAAGGTAAAGAGTTTTCCAATCAACTGTCTTACTTGACTACGCAATAGTTCTTCAGCAAGGCTGGCAACAAAAGATTTCCATTCAAGTTTACCAGTCTTGGCAAAGTTAACAAAAGCATCTTCCATGCTCTGTGTGGCTCTTTGGAAGATTCTCTGTGCTGCCTGAGCGGCATTTGTGGCATTGTCAACATATTCTTGAAGTGATTCTTTCCATCCATAACTCCAGGATCTTGATAGGTCTCTTGTGGCTAATAGTTTTTGTCCTAATTCTTCACTACCTTGTATAGCCACAGCATAATATTGCTCTTCCAGTCTCTTTCTTTCTTCAGCGTTTAACTTTTGATTTCTGCCTATTTCTAAAGCATCAACTTCTGCTTTGGCTTTGGCTCTGGCAGCAGCCTCTAAATCATAGAGTATTCTCTGCTGTGGTGATAAGAATAACTTGTTGTAGTCATCTGTGGCTTTGTTTAGTTCTTCTTGTAGACGCTGTTGATTAGTCAAACCAAACTGATTGAAACGACGCTGTTCTTCACTGGCAACAAGTGCGTCAATGGCTGACTTTTGTTCAGTGATTTTCTGTGTCATTGCCGCATAGATTTGATCTATACGCTGTTGACTTAACTTTTGTCCACGTGGTAGTTCTGCTTCTTCTGCTTTGATAGCAGCCTGAGCATTTTCTCTAATCTTGCTGGTGATTTCTTCATACCTGGCTTGTATGTCAGGTAGAATATTTTTTCTTGTTTGATCTCTAATGCCTTGAATAGATTTTTCAGCATCTTCTTGTGCTGTAATAGCATAGAGTTTTAACTTGTCTGCTTGTAGATCTATTTCTCTGGCTTTGAGTTTTTCTTCAACTCTGGCTTTGTCTAATGACAATGACTGTTCTAATCTCTTGATAGTAGCATCATAGGCTGCTATAACTTCAGGTGATGTTTCTGATAGATTTAGTTTGTCACGCTCTTCTTTTAGTTTTGTAATGGCTTCACGATTTTTTTCTTCAATGTCTGCCTGTGCTCGTCTAATGTCGTTGGCTAATTTGCCCTGTCCTATGGACTGTCTTTCAATGTCTATTGCCGCCAGTTGTTTATTGATGTTTCTGTCGTATTCAGTGCCTATCTGTTTAATAGTATTAACTTGGTTTCTCAGTGCTGTGGTATCAACAGGTACTCTTGCGTCTCCTGGACGATTGGCCTGAGGTGCTGCTGCTGGTGGTTTGGCAGCGTCT